GGAGATATTCCAACAATAGAAGTTAGAGTTAGCAATGTCACAAGAACAATACAAGCCTATCTCGAAGATTATGATGGTTTGGTAGACACGCAAATGACAGTCAGAGTCGTTGCTAAACCTACTGGCGAATCAGTATACTATGAAGCACAAAGTTGGACATATGATGTATTAGCTGTGCATTCCGATGCTAACTATGTGTATTTTACACTTGGAGCACCAAACCCACTGTCGAAAAGATTCCCTGTTCACAGATACATTGCATTTAATTGTCGGTGGAGATTTAGAGTTAATAGTTCTGTAGTTGCTCCTGAATGTGGATATACAGGAAATGATTCAGCATTGCCATGGGAACCATCAACTGTTACATTAGTTGGTGCTATAGTTACACCAACCACACCAAACGGACATTATTATAGATGTACAACTGCTGGTACTACTGGTAGTACAGAACCTACATGGACTACCACATTGTATGGAACAGTAGCAGACAATACGGTGGTTTGGACTGAAAATTACTGCAAGAAGACTTTACAAAATTGCCAAGATTTAGGCAACTCAAAGAGATTTGGAGGATTTCCTGGACTTGGTTCTGGAGGATTGCGATTAGCATGATACAAGATTTAATTGGTATTCCATACGAAAAACATGGTAGAACAACTAAAGGTTTGGATTGTTATGGTCTTGTACATTTAGTTTATGGTAGGCTTGGTAAGGAATTGCCTAATTTTCCAGAAGATTATACCGAATTGTTAAATATTCACAACGCTATTGAAGAAAATAAATCTAAATTTATTGAATTAGAGAAACCAGAACCATACTGTATCGTTACCTTTTCAATATATCCACCTTATGTCACCCACATTGGTGTGGTGTTAGATGACTGTAAGAGATTTATTCACATAATGGAAAAAAGAAATGTGACTATTGAAAAATTGGATAAATGGCAGAAAAGAATTAGAGGATTTTATAAATGGACGAAATAAAATTAATAAAGATACAGAATCCATTTAATAGACAAGATAGGACTGAAGAATTTGTTGACTATCATCATGAAAATCTTCAAGTTATAAGAGATGTCTACTTCCCAAAAGATGTTGATGTTGTAGTTTCCGTCAATGGTGGAATTGTTCCAACAGAAAATCTGTCATTAGTAACATTGAAACCTGGTGACGCTGTAATTTTCTATCCATCTGTAGAAGGTGGTGGTGATATACTTCGAGCAGTAGCTTCTTTGGCATTGGTAGCTGTAGCTATTTGGGCTCCATATGCTATGGGGTTATATACACAAGCACTCGTATGGGGTGGAACTGCCGAATTAGGGTTTGCTGCTATGGCTGCTGGAGGTTTGACTGTTGGGGGTGCTTTAGTTTCAGCAGGTATAATGTTGGTAGGTGGTTATTTAATTAATGCTTTATTGCCTGCACCAGTACCAGATATTGATTCTTACAGTGGTAGTAGTTTTGATAATTCAAACACTTATTCTTGGAGTCCTGTAACACGACAACAACAAGGATTGGTTATCCCAAAATTCTATGGAATAATACCTGTTAATGGCAACATAATTTCAACCTATACTGAAAATATATCGGATAAAAATTATGTCAATGTTTTATTACATGTAGGACAGGGACCAATCAACAGATTGTATGATTATTATATCAATGACCAACCAACAACGAATCTTACAGGTGTTGAAGTAGTCACCAAATATGGACAGTTAAATCAATCTGTTATACCTAACTTCAATGACACAAAGACAGAATATACCACCAATGTAAATTGTAAATATAACACTCCATACATTTATGAAACTACAGGAGATGCTTTTGATGGACTTGAAGTAGATATTACATTCCCTCGTGGTTTGTATTATGCCAACGACAGAGGTGGATTAGATGCTGTATCTGTTAGTGTTCGAGTTGAAGTACGAAAACAAGGCGATAGCAATTGGATACCATTGACAACTCAAGCAATATCTGTTGCACATACAGTAGATACTTCATATTGGTCATATGGTACTTGGACTGGTTATCAATATGACTATGGTTGGGGTGGAAATCAGATATGGAATGAAATTGGTAGAGGCTCATCTGACCCGAATGCTCATTGGGAAGGCGAACTTAAAGAGAGGTATTATAGTACAGATGCATCAGGTTATTATAGCGAAACTTGTGTTTACTGGCGTTGGGTTTCTCAGACTGGAACTGTCTACGCAGATGAAACGGTAAATTATGTTACTGTTACCGATGCAAAAAATTCAGCTATAACCAAAACATTTAAATCTGAAACAAATCTATCACATGGCAAATATGATATTAGAGTTACAAGATTAACACCAGATTACAACGATGCTCGTTATGGTGCAACCTCTTATCTGACAGCAGTTAGAGAAGTTTTTAAAGATGATTTTGAATATCCGTGTTCGGCATTGGTTGGAATAAAGGCACTTGCTTCCGACCAGTTATCTGGTAGTTTCAAATTTAGATGTATGATGGAAGGAGCCATAATAAGATATTACGATGGCTCTAATTGGCGTGTTGGGTTTAACAACAATCCAGCATGGGTATGTTATGATGTATTGACCCAGCCTTTGTTAGCTGACCCAGATGAAGTAATTGGTACAGATAATTTGAATTATAGGTGCATTGCTTCTCATACATCAAGTTCTGACAATAAGCCGATTACTGGAGCCAATTATGATTTGTATTGGCAACAGGGAGGTGACCAGGGCAAGACTTGGGAAACTGGCAAAACATACAATAGCTGGAATCCAGAAGCATTAAGATACGATGGTATAAATCCATCACGGTTGGATACCGAAACCTTTAAAGCATGGGCAGATTGGTGTGATGAGTTAGTTCCCAGTGGTAAGGACACAACTGATTTAATTTCTACAGCTTCGGAAGTTATCGGTACTGATGGATTGAATTATAGTTGTATTTTAAACCACACTTCTGCAAATGCCAACAAACCAATAACAGGAGCTAATTGGTCAACTTATTGGACTCAAACTGGTACTGGTGGTGGTTCTTGGCAAGAAGGTAAAAATTATAAGAGCAATTTCAGAAAAGCAACATCATCTACGTCAACTACATTAACTGATAACACCAAATCTTGGTATTACAATATACATCGAGATAAGGTTTTACTTATAACAGCAGGAACTGGTGTTGGACAGAGACGGTTAATAGTGTCAAATTCCGATGATACACTTACCGTGTATCCAGAATGGACTACACCATTAAGTACTGATTCAGAATATACAATAAGACAAGATTATGAAAGACGTTTTGCTTTCAATGGTGGGTTTGATTCAGGAACAACACTTTGGGAAGCTGTACTTCAAATAGCTTTGATGTCCAGAGCTTTGTTGATTTGGGACGGAACAACCATAAAGGTAATTATAGATAGAGCAGTTACATTGCCAGATGATGCTGTTCAATTATTCTCTATGGGGAATATTGATACCAATTCCTTTGAGGAAACGTTTTTATCTTCTTCAGAAAGAACTGGTGAAATTGAGATAAATTTTATCAACAAAGACATTGATTATGAAAAAGATTCAATGATTGTCTTGAATCCAGCTTTGGATAAACCTGAAAACAGGAATACAATAACATTAGCAGGTACGACCATACCATCGCAAGCATGGCGGATGGGCAACTTCTTACTTAAGCAAAATGAATTGTTGAAACGGACAATTAAATTTGATGCTGAGATTGATGCTATAACTTGCATGATAGGTGATGTTGTTTATTTTCAACATGATGTACCACAATGGGGCATATGCGGTGGTAGGGTAGTTGCGTCTTCACAAGTTATTGGTGGAGACAACGGATTGAACTATACCTGTATTTTAAATCATACAGCAAATGCTAATAATAGACCTGGAATGAGTCCACCAACACCAAACTGGTCAACTTATTGGACACAGGCTGGAGATGCAGGTGCTACTTGGGTTTCTGGTTCTTCATATATAACAGCCTCAACATCAACTACTGTAACATTAGACCAAGAGGTAACAATAGAAAATGGTAAAACATATTCTATAATGGTATGGCATCCGAATGATACTTCGGAACTAAAGACTGTTATAACTTCTCCTGGAACCACAAATAAATTGACTATTTCTGGAACATGGACAACTAATCCAGTTGAATATAGCAATTTCGCATTCGGTGAATCTGACAATACAGCAAAACCTTTTAGAATTATAGAAGTGTCGAGAACAGGTGATTTGAAGTGCACAATAAGGGCAATAGAATATAATTCAAGCTTGTATTCAGGAGATTCAAGCCTACCAATATTGCCCACTACAACTCATACAACAAGAGAAGCAATAGCAGTGGTAACCAATTTGACGGTTTCCGAAATAGCATCGGTCAATGAGTCTGGTGCGAGCAACAGACAACTATTGGTAAGATTCAATAAGCCTGTAAATGTCTATTATAGTTATGCAGAAGTGTGGTACAAAGAAGAATCTACGCCATACACTTACGCTGGTAGAGCAGACACCACTGAGTTCTATATCAGCAACGTTAGAGCAAATACTACTTATACCGTAATGGTTAAGAGTGTGAGTTTTGCAGGCATTAAAACAAGTATAGATGAATCACCGACTGCTACAATTACAACGGCAAGAGAATTGTCTACTTATTCAAATGCTTTGTCGTCACGAATTACAGGGTTGGAAATATTTAACCAAAGGAATGATACTACTTTCAAAGGTAAAGATTGTAAATGTGTGTGGAATCCTATAACACCGATTGATTCTTCAAGTACAGGTGCTGGGAATGAAGCTACAGGTGCAGGAACATATATTCCTACTGTATGGTTAAAAGACTATGAAGTAAAAATATTTGATTCTACAGGAACTGTCTTAAGAAGGACAGAATATGTAACGATTCCAGAATATACATATACCTTTGAAAAGAATTATGAAGATGGCTCTGGAACTCCAGTTAGAAGTTTTCAGATACAGGTAAAGGCAAGAGACAGGTCTTTTAGGACTTCATCAGTACCAGCAAAATTAGTAGTCAATAATGAAGCTCCGAATATTCCTTCTAATATTAATATTACTACATTTTTGAACAGTTTTGCTGTTGATTTTGATGTTGTTAGTGATACTGATTTAGCAGGATATGTGATATGGGCTTCTCAAACGAGCGATTTTGTCCCTACAGTGTCTAATAAAATCTATCAAGGATTAAACAACAAATATATACAAGGTTCTGTAGAAGGTGGAGAATGGTTTATTAGAGTTGCTGCTTATGATACTTTCGGAGACGTAGGATTAAATTATTCTGAAGAATATAGCGTAAATGTCCCTTCAGTAGACTTTACAGATACAGTTCCTCCTGCTGTTCCAGCAGGATTAGGTTTGTCTACAAGTATTGAAAAGATATCTCAGAGTTCTACTGCATATATCATAGCTACATGGCAGGAAAATACTGAAGATGATTTTAATCATTATATTATCAGAATAAAAAGAGGAGCTGAAGAAAATTACAGTGAATATTTTACAGAGACTGCTCAATATAAATTTTCTGGACTCATACCTGGAAATACATATTCAGTAGCAGTGGCTGCTGTAGATAAATGGGGTAATACTTCTAATTTCACTCCATATTCGAGTCTTGTTGCTCAAACAGATAGTGAAGCTCCAGCAACTCCAACAGGTTTAAGTGTAGATGCTGCGTTGAAATCTATTCTTGTAATGTTTGATGCTAATACAGAAGCTGATTTAGCTGGATATGAAGTTCACATTTCTACTGTAAATGGATTCACTCCCAGTTCTTCTACATTGAAAGCTAAAGGTTTAGATACTTTATATTCTTTTAGTGGTGAGGCAGGAACTACTTATTACGTAAAGGTTCGAGCTTTTGATTGGTCAGGAAATTATAGTGATTATACAAGTCAAGCATCAGCAACGATGGGTAAGGTTGTGACAGATGATATAACCGATTCGGCTGTTACTAATGCTAAAATAGGTAATTTAGCTGTAGATTCTGCTAAAATAAGTAACGGTGCTATAGTCACAGCAAAGATAGGAGACCTTCAAGTAACCAATGCAAAGATAAATGATGTGTCAGTGAG